ACTTTTACTTTCCGGCGTTCGCCATGTTGGGCGAACAGGCGGTTCTCAATAAGGAGATCTATGTCCGAGGCGATGCGAACGACAATCTGGTGTTCGGTTATCAGGAGCGTTGGGCTGAGTATCGGTACGCTCCGTCGGAGGTGAGCGGGTTGTTCAGGTCTACGTCGGCCGGGACTATCGATCCCTGGCATCTGGCGCAGCGGTTTACCTCTCTGCCGACGCTCAACTCGACGTTCATCCAGGACACGCCGCCGGTATCTCGTGTGGTGGCTGTTGGCGCTGCTGCGAATGGGCAGCAGTTGCTGTTCGATTCGTTCTTCCACTGCAAGCTGACGCGTCCGTTGCCGATGTATTCCGTGCCGGGTTTGATCGACCACTTCTAAGGAGCTCTCATGGCGTTTGGAATCATCACTGGAGCGTTGCTCGGTGGCGCGGCTAGTCTGTTGTCGGGAGAGCGAGCGAATCGTGCGAACGAGGCGAACAGCGCGGCGCAGATGGCGTTTCAGGAACGTATGTCGAACACGTCGTATCAGCGCGCCGTTACGGACATGAAAAAGGCGGGTCTTAACCCGATGTTGGCGTACTCGCAAGGAGGATCGAGCACGCCCGGCGGAGCGATGGCGGTGAACCAGCCGACGGATGTCGGCGGGGCGATTTCATCTGCTGTTCAGGGTCGCCTCATTGGAGCCCAGGTCAAGAATGTGGAGGCTCAGACCCGGAAGACGGAGGTTGAGGCCGCTGCTGCTTCTGCGGAGATTCCCGGGATCATGGCGGAGAGTCGTACTCGAGCTGCCAATGCCGCGCAGGCGGAGCGTGGACTTGAGGATTCGCTGCGGCTTTTGGGTTTTCGTGTGAGGCGTGAAGGTGCCGGAGTGAAGCTTGAAGAGGCTCGCGCCGGTCATGCTGGTTCGTATGCGGAGTCGGAGGAGGTGTTGAGCCGGTACAAGGCTGGGCGCGAGTGGATCGCTGCGGACAAGGATGAGGCTGAGCTCGGGCATCTGAAGAATCGGATGCCGTACGAGACGCGTCGGCAGATCGCCGAAGCGTTGATGGCGGAGTACGGTTTGTCTGGTGGTCGGCGTGAGTCGGAGGTGTGGGAGAGCGATTACGGTGCTCTCCGTCCGTTTGTGAAGGATGGTGCTTTGGGAGGCTCTGCGGCGGCTTCTGCCGCGATGTTGGACCGTGCGGCTAGGTTGGTACCAAGGAGGCCTGAAAAACGCCGCCAAGAGCCGCAGAAGCCCGGAGAATCGCGTTTGCGGGCTCCCAAGGATGCTGATGCGTTCTATTTCTAAGGAGATGACAATGGCTGTTCCGTTCATTCGTGCCCCGTACAACTACGACATGGCGAAAGTGTCTGATGAGACTGGGCTTTTTTGTGCTGATGCAAGTTTGGCCGTTCAGGACGCGGCTGAGGAGGCGGACATCAATACGATCGTCCGTCGTTTCGGTCTTACCGGGCAGTTGCCCGATGCGGTGGACGCGCCTGTGTATGCGGATTTCGAGGAGGTCCTCGATTTCCATAGCGCGATGGTCGCGGTTCGGAAGGCGGAGACGGCGTTCATGACAATGCCGGCGGACGTTCGCGCTCGTTTTGCGAACGACCCTGGGCGGTTCGTGGACTTCTGTAGTGATGAGAAGAACCTGGCTGAGATGAAGGAGTTGGGTCTGACTCGGGCAGACTTGGTGTTGCCGGCGGAGCCGGCTGTGCCCGTCGTTGACGCGGAGGTGAAATGAGGCTAAAGAAGCGTCTGGCGAATGTTCCGTGGAGACGTTTTCAGCGGAGTTCGGCGGTTCGTGGCCGATCGCGTGGTAAGCGGCGGCATCTGAGGTAGCACATTTGGTATTACTTGTTCTCAAATGTGCTAGGTGACAGGAAAGGAGATGTGATGAAGATGTACCGGAAGCCAGTAAACAAGGGGCGGTCTGCAAGGAAGTTCCGTCGGGATGTTGGCCGTACCAAGGCGCCCAATGTGGCGGCGGCGGCCCGAGGTGGGATTCGTCTCTGATGCCGTGCTACCACCCGATTCCCGCTTGGCGTACGGAGGATGGGAAGGTGGTATTCAGGGAGGGACCGGACGCGGTCGCCTCCCTTTTTTTGCCTTGCGGCAGGTGCGTTGGCTGTCGCCTGGAGCGGTCTCGTCAGTGGATGGTACGAATCATGCACGAGGCTCAGTTCCACGGTCCTTCGTCGTTCGTGACGTTGACGTATGCGGAAGAGAATTTGCCCGCGTATCAAAGCCTTAGGTATGCGGATTTCCAACTGTTCATGAAGAGATTGCGCGAGAGGCTTGGTCCGACGCGCTTTTTTATGTGTGGAGAATATGGAGATGACGGTGGACGACCTCATTACCATGCTGGGTTATTTGGACGTGCTTTTCTCGAAGACCGTAAGCGTTGGCGTCGTAGCAAGTCTGGTCATTGGCTATATCGCTCGGCCCTTTTGGAAAGTCTTTGGGGCCTTGGTTCGTCGGAGATTGGCGACCTCACTCCTCAATCTGCGGCCTACATGGCGCGATACTCGTTCAAGAAAGTAACGGGTCGTCCCGCGGAGGACCACTACCGGGTGGTCGATGAGGACACGGGTGAGGTAGGTCGTCGTGAACCGGAGTTTTGCCGGATGTCGTTACGTCCGGGTATTGGCGCGGAGTGGTACAAGAAGTTCGGCTCGTATGTGGCCGAGCATGACCGCGTTGTCGTGAAGGGAGTCCCTGCTAAGCCTCCTCGTTACTACGACGTGCTGCTAGAGAGGTTGGATCCAGACCGCTTGGAAGAGCTTAAGGAAGCTCGTGCGAAAGCGGCGGCTCTCGGGGTGGCTGATCAGTGTGATGAGCGTTTGGCTGTGCGGGAGATTGTTGCTAAGGCGAAGTTGTCTAAACTCAAAAGGAGTCTCTAATGAAGAAGCTTGTGTGTGTGATGAAGGACAAGCCTGCCGAGATGTACATGGCGCCGATCGTGGTGCCGACTCTTGCGGTGCTGTATCGCGATCTGCGTGATGCTGTTCGTCCCGGGCAGGACAATCCGATCGCGAAGTACCCTGCTGATTTCGAAGTTTTCCAACTGGGGGTGTTCGATGATGAGACTGGTGCTCTTGACGTGTTTGCTACTCCCCTTCGCTTGGCTACTTGCGATGTTTTCGTTGACTCTAATCCTTCTGCAGAGCTGATGGCTCTGGAAGGTAAGTAGGGGGTATGGGGGGCGCTCGTCGCCCCCCATGCTTACTCCCACTGCTGACCGGTTTTTCCGGAGCTTTGCGGAGGTGTGTACGGTCGCAGTGATGGTGTTAGCAGGGGTGTTGACCTTTGGTCACTTTGCCCTGCTGTCTGCCGTAGGGCAGGAGGGGGGGGGGCTAGGGGGACCGTAGGTCCCCCATACGTGTGTGTCCCTACGTGTTGTTCCTTCTGTTTGCTGTGATCTACTTGTTCATTTTTTGTTTTTTCCCGCGTCGTTAGACGCATCGATCGTGCAACGTGCAAGGAGTACACATGTTTCGAAATCGCTCAGTAAATCTGGATCGTTTCGCTATGACACCGCGGCCGGAAGTGCCGCGTTCTACGTTCGTCGTCGAGAAGACGCACAAGACGACGTTCGACGCTGGCTATCTCATTCCTGTCTACTGCGAAGAGGTGCTCCCGGGTGACACGTTCCAGGTGCGCATGACGGCGTTCTGTCGTTTGGCGACGCCTTTGTTCCCGGTGATGGACAACCTGTACCTCGACTCGTTTTTTTTCTTCACGCCCAATCGGCTTGTGTGGACCAACTGGGTCAAGTTCATGGGAGAGCAGGACAATCCGGGTGATTCGATCTCGTATGTCGTGCCGCAGGTCGTGACGCCTGCTGGTGGCTATGCGGTGAACAGTCTTCAGGATTACTTCGGTCTTCCAGTGGTAGGGCAGGTCGCCGGCGGTGCGACGGTGACGCACTCGACGTTGCCTCTTCGTGCTTACAACCTGATCTGGAATCAGTGGTTCCGTGATGAGAATCTCCAGAATTCGGTGGTGATCAACACTGGGAATGGGCCGGATGCGTCTACGGACTACGTTCTGCTTCGTCGCGGGAAGCGGCCGGACTACTTCACTTCGGCGTTGCCCTGGCCGCAGAAGGGTGGCACTTCGGTCGCACTTCCGTTGGGGACTTCTGCTCCTGTGAAGTACGGACCGACGGTCAGTGGACCTACGACGGTGATCGACAAGTGGGCAGTGGCTTCCACGGACTCTGGTGGTGTTGCTCGGTTCCAATATGGGAACAGTGCTGGTACTGCGGTTGGGAACAATCCCAATTCGACCGTGGCGAGCATGTATGCGGATCTTTCGGCTGCGACGGCGGCGACCATCAATCAGCTTCGTCAGGCGTTTCAGATTCAGAAACTGCTTGAGCGCGATGCGCGAGGGGGTACTCGGTATACGGAGATCGTGCGTTCGCACTTCGGTGTGCTGTCTCCGGATTCTCGGTTGCAGCGTCCCGAGTTCCTTGGTGGTGGCTCCAATCCGATCATCTTCAATCCGGTGGCTCAGACTTCGGGCACTGGTGCGAGTGGCACCACTGCGCCCCTGGGTACGCTTGGCGGTATGGCCACTGCGGTTTCGCAGGGGCATGGGTTCTCGCAGAGCTTTGTGGAGCACGGGTACGTGTTGGGTCTGGTAGCGGTTCGTGCGGACCTTACCTATCAGCAAGGTCTTCGTCGGCACTGGAGTCGTTCTACTCGATACGACTTTTACTTTCCGGCGTTCGCCATGTTGGGCGAACAGGCGGTTCTCAATAAGG